AACGCATTCTCATCAATATCAGACTGGTATTTGTCTCGCAGACCATTCATTTCTTTCTGCAAATTTTGCTGTCTGTTTAAGCGATCTTGTTCTTCAATGGCTGATTCAAGTCGTCTAAGCCTGGTTTCTTCTGGGTCCACTTCTTCCATCTCTTCTTGAGGGACGGAGCCTTGGTTGCCCATTCTGATCCCAAACGCATCAGCTAAAGCCGATACGGCACTTTCGGGGTCAGACTCCAATGCTTGGACGATTGCCTCACCTTGAGCCAATCTTTCGCGTTCAGTTGCCAACTCTTGCGTCTTACGGGTGTAATCCGCTTGGCGTTGGTAGCCATTAATAAGTTCCGTTTGTGACACATCCATTTGCTCACCGTCAACGGTGACCGTATGGGTAGGGCCATTCACTTCACTTGAAGCACTCGGGTTGCTGGTATCCAGTCCCAAAGCTGTATTCTCATCCATCAGGAATCCTTTCGGGTGTTCCTATATGACACATCAAAGTGTCCCATTATCGCATGTTGGGCAACTCTACACCCATTTGGTTTTCGAGTTGCTTGACTAGCTCGGGTGGTACTCCGCCTGTGCCTTCAAAGACCTGTTCGGGAATTGGTCCTGGCCCCATGCCGCCTTGCGACATTGGGGGTGGACCCATTTGTTCCCCGCCACCAGCACCCATATCGGGAGCCATTGGCTGTTGCTGAATCATGTAACGATCAGGATCATTAATCCCAAACCCATAAGACAACACATGTTTAGCTATTTCCGCAGGATCAACAACAGTGCCAATCAGCGGAGCCATAGCGTTCAGTAAAGAAATTGCTTGCTGACGGCGAGCCGTTTCGTTAAACGGTTGCGTAGAACCGCCTTCTACAGCGAAATCAAATTCTCCAATAATGTCATCACGGGTGTAAGCGACAAAATACTTTTGGTCATCTTTGCCTGTGATTCGCACCATTTGGGCATCGGTCATGTACTGCATCATCAGTTGCATAACCATGCGTGCTACTTCTGAAATAGAAATTTCTACTGTCGCAAGTTTGTCGGCTGCACGAGCGTTGCCTGCATCAACAATGATGCTGGCTTCCGTCGCCGTGCGCCGTGTCTCAGGCATCTGTCCACGGGCATACTCTGATACGCCGCTTACAGTGTTGATGTCTGCCTCAATAACATTGGAATGGTTATACATTTCAGGAGCTAAAGGAACTTGCGGTAACGGTTGCACCACTCCAGCAAGATCACGGTTCTCGTCAATGACGGGAACGAAACGTCCGTCATCGTCGGACTCTAACGCTTCACGGCCTTCAGGCCCAAAGGAACGCTCGTGATACAGGTACTTTCTGGCGTACCGTTTTCTGTGGTTCACCATCTGTGAACGAGTCTTGTTGAGTTCTTCTTGCAACGATTCGATTGCTTCGAGATCACCCATTGGGTAGAACACATCAGGAATGTCGTAGTTTCGGATCATCACAAACGGATGACCCATGTGATACGGCATCGGTTGTGGATCAAGAAGGTAATCGTCGCCGCTGCTTGCGCACACCGACAACGTACCGTTTTCTAAATCATAATATTCGTAGAGGGTAACTCTCGCTGAAACTTCGTTGTATCGTTCCCGTTCGTCGTCGCCATCCCAGCGGTAACGAACACCAGCATCAGCGACAAGGTTCTGTCGCACCGATCTTTTGTAGCGGTCATCTTTTTTGACTTCGGCCAGAGGACGCACAATTCGTTGACATATCCAACGGGCATCTTCTAAACACGTAGCTTCTGGATCAACCATCATGTCGAACGGCGAAATTCGTTCCACGAACGCTTGATCTTCAACAACTTCCATCGTTTTGTGAGGGATACTGTCCATCACATCTTCATCGGATGGAAGATCATTCATCATTTCGGGGTTGTCGTAAGCGAACTGATCTACCTCGTTTGTCGCCCGATTGTATTCTTGCGCCATTTCGGCAGGAGACATGTCTCTTTCTTCTTCAACAAATCGCCAACCAACTTTCAGCCACCCATGCCCCACAATAAGAAAGTCTTTAACAGCACGACGAAACGGTTTCCGATAGTCGTGATGTCGCCACAAATAGTTGATTACTGCTTCAACAAAGACGGCTCGTGATTCGTCACCCTCTTGGTTAGCAACAACAGTAATCGTTGGATGATTCACAGCGACACTTGGCCCAATTACGTTAATAGTTGAGAAAGCCATGTTTACAGAAATGCGATCATTCGTCACATTTCCTTCATACCCACCCGTATTGCTGCCAAATGTTTTCCCTCGATAAAGGTCAATCATTCGACGCCACTTAGCGTCGTAGCCTTCTTCGCTACGCCACCTGTAGGTATTGTCAATTCTCTCTTTAGTTTGAGAGAACCGTTCGGCTTTCGTCAATCTTGCCATAATTACACCCAACGCCTGCCTTGATAAACAGGTTCATGCCCAGCGGCTTGAGCCTCTGAAATAATTTTTTTCTCTCGTTCCCTCATAGTGAGATCACGATCTTCAGGAGGCAACATCTTCCGCATAGTTTCGCCTCGGGCAATCGTCACCGATTTCATTCGAAGGCGACGCTCATAAAGTTCCTTCAACTCCGTTAAAGAAACGGACCCCCGCCGTTCAATAACGTATTCGGTGAACTCTTCAAAGCTGGCCCCATCATCTAGGACCGTCATAATCAGGTGCTACGAACAGCACTATCAGGTTGAGGAAGCCCACGACTAGGAGCCACTTTGCCAGTGGTTCCATGCTGATTGAGAGGCGTTTCCCGAATTTTCATTCCAGCACCTTTATCACCAGGATGAACTTCGTTCATTTGACCAGTGAATCGGGGCTTGTTGGGTTGCGCCCCACCTTCAGCGGGGGGACCATTATAAAGTTGTGCATGGTTCAGGGTCATTGTTTCGCCCATCCCCGATGCGTTGTATCTGCGGTTACTAGCCATTATCGGCTGCTCCAATCATAGACATAAGTCCTATAGACATATTTAAGCTGTCCCACGAATAGTATTCAAACCGATGGTATCGCCTACAGGTTCATGCCTGTTGGCTTTCCTCATCCACCAATCAAACGTGTAGGTGTCATCCACCTGTTGAACATACTCGGGAACAAAAGCGTATTTGCGCATTTGGTTAGCTAAAGCCAACGCCATCACACGGTCATCGTGTGGAGAACCTGACATGCCGCCACGCTCATTACGCACATAAGTACGCAACTCTGCCAACGTATGTTGGCATCTCAAAACGATTTCATCGTTACGCAACGCCATTGACAAATCGTCAATCATCAACGGCTTAGAAGTCCTCGTCGTTTTCCACCCAAACTCTTGTGACATGCGATCCGTTTGACTATTCAACGACCGACGCCGAAACATGTTCGGATACCCCAACTGACGTAGCTGAGTGATAGTAGTCAACCCGTGGTTATTTGACTCCACACAACACAAAGCATTCCCGTACCAAATTCCAATGTTATAAACCTCGTAAGCAAGCTCATCAGGTGGGATATGGCCATGCCATACGGCCACCTGTTTCCCTTCCTTCGCATCCAAAACCTGGATACACGAATAATCGCCATGACCCAACCCCTCAGCCGTGTCCACGCCAAGGACGTATCCGTTCCACCGCTCTGGTTCCTGCCACAACGTCAACACCTGAACTCCAAAACTTTGGGTTGAAGCTCATGGAGATACCCGTAACGGCCAGCCTGCACATGAATTTGCATAGCATCAAGAATATCCAAATCAAAGACAGGATTTCCCGAACGAATAAAAGCCTCTTCGGGGGTGGTCGGGTATTCCTGAGCCAACTGCCACGGCAACATCGACTCCCGCTTCGACTGATACCACGCATCATCCCTGTCCTCCGTCGCAGACCAAGGAAAAAACATTGGCGAAAACTTGTTATTACCCGTCGTAGCCCCAGTCCACAAATGGTGATAAAAGTTGCCCGACCCATTCGCCGTACTCAAACCAATAATACGGCCACCAACATCCGCCACAGGCTCAATACTCGCCCACGCCTCCTCAGCATTAGGCAAAAACGCCCACTCATCCACAACAATCAGAGTCGCAGACTCACCACGGGCAGGATCACTAGCAGAAGGCATCGAAACAATCTGAGAACCATTGTCGAACGCCATGCGCTGCTGGTGTTCGACCAAAGACTTAGGTCCACGATCCACCATCCAACCAGGCAAATGCTTATGCCCATACTTCGTTTTGCGAAGCAACAACACCGCCTCACGCTCAGTACGAGACAAATCAATAATGTTCTGATCCGCCTTAAAAAACGCCAACCAAAACTGGTGCGCCGCAACAAGCGTCGTCCACCCAATCTGGCGTGCCTTCAATGTAAGCGAATACCTATTCTCTTCCCACTCTTCAAGAGCTTTCGACTGAGCCTCACGTAAAGCAAAAAGAATACGGCCATAAGCAGGGTGAGCAATAAACCAATAATTCTCAAAAAAATATTTCTCACTACGAACACACTTCCGCCACTCAACCTCTTGCCGCAACTCCGTTAAACGACTCATTTAACAATTCATGTCCTGACGTAATTGCTCCCACACAGACCACTGCTGCTCAGACCAAGTGATGTCAATCGTATTCATAAACTGAGAACACTGCACCGTATGACCCCCACCAGTAATCAACTCAGAAGGAACCGTCGGCTCCGCCTCAGGCCAAAGCATCATAAGACCACTAATCCCAGCGACAAGAGCAACAACAGCAGCCATAACCGCCTTAACAATCTTCTTAACCGCCTCCGACCAAACATCCGCCCTCTCGGCCACATCCTCTATCGACAAAACTTCCCCTCACTGACACGAATCACACACCTCAGGCGACTCCACACCACACTCCAATGGCGCATCGTCCCGAAACGGATCCAAACCAGACCGCTCCCCCATCAACTCAGGAAAATCCTCAAAAACCTCCACCAACGTCCTCGGATCCTGCAACTCACTCACCGACTCTTCCTCGTATGCGTCACCTTTTTACCAACCCTCTTCGCCCGCTTAGAAGCCGCAGCACGACCCTTAGCCGTATACGGATAATGTTTCCTACCAACCTTAGGCATCGTCCTTACCACCCTTAATTAAACGCAACGAAGCAACTTCCTCTTCCAACAACGAAGCCAACTCATCATCACTAAAGGACTGAGCGTCCCGCTCATCCTCCACAACCACCTTACGGCGAGGAGTAAACTTCTCAATATACTGCAAATACAACGACGCAGCCTTCACATCACCATTAGCAGCCTGCTGCCAAAGAGCATCAATGACGCTCTGAACCCTTTCAGGGTTGATGTTCAGTTCCGCTGCACGACGATCCCACTCACGAACAAAACGGGGGTCACGTTTAATGCGTCGAATTGAGTCCTGATGGATGGCGTGTTCGCCAGCCCATTCCTTTTGGGTGCGAGGGGACCTCTCAGGTCCACGAAGCAACCACTCCAGCAGTAACTTCCAGTTCTCGGGCATGACTCGCTGATGGGAGTCCTCGTCCCAACTCCATCCTCGTCCTCCACCGTTCTGTGGCATGTATGCGCTCCTCTGTTGTGTGTCAATACCATAGGGTAGATGTCCCAAACAGGCACCTGTAACTAATATTACAGTACTGTTACAGAACAGCCCACACAGGTTCAAAAGCGGGACACAAAACCTCTATACTGAGTAATTACTCAGTACCAATCTCCTCACCCCCCAGGGGAGGAGATTGATACTCAGTACCAATACCAAGCACTTTGGCGCATACAGGCGACAAAGGAGCCAAGTTCCAAAAACCAAACGCACTGTAAATGGTTATCTATACATATGCATGTGCGCGGGGGCCACCCCCCGAAGGGGGGTG